CAATGCTTCTTCATGGGTTGTTGGATTGGGGCATTTAATATCACCAATTACAAATATTTGCTCATCTTGAAATGTCATTGTAATAAATTTTTAGGTTTCTAACACGATTATAAACAACACGTTTTTCCCTTTCTGATCCGTGCATCAGCCGGGCCACACACGTTTCCAAGAATAATTTTGGATTATGGATCAATTCCCACGCATTTACTCTGATTGGCTCCGTTCTAAAATTCGGATCGGCAATTCTTTCATTGGCCCAATCGATGGCCTTTTGTCTGTTAATATTCATCGTATTGTCATTTGATTTTCCAATTTCCCATCTGTGTATCCTTCCCGGTATGCTCTCATAATTTTATCCTGTTCGATAAATTTTTGCGATTCGTAATATTTCAATTTCTCAATCAACTCATCTAATGATCGCACAATGATGTATTCATATCCGCAATCCCTTGCTTTTTGCTCGAAAACCTTTTGGTTTGGTTGCTGTGAATTTCCTTTTATTTTAACCTCAACAAATAGTCCGTGAAAGGTCGAATTTGGTAAAAGGATTAACATATCAGCCACACCGGCTTTGACTCCCTCAGCCTTTAATTTGGCCGCAACTGCTTTGTTTCTCCATCCGCCATTTGGTATTGCAAAAAACGTGTAATTGTTCAAATCAAGATATTTGGCCAATACCGTTTGCAATCTGTGTTCGTGTTCGTTTCTCATTGTAAATAGGTTTCGTTGTAATATTCCTCAGCACCCCATGTGATTGTATTTTCTCCCCTTTCAAATGCTTTTTTTATCTGATTTTTTTCAATTTCAATCGCTTCGTCAAAAACTTTATTCCAAACAAGATTCAAATGTTCCTGCGTTGTAATTTTTTTACTTGAAATATCCTCAATTAGTTTTCCCAATTTATGGGATAAAAAAACCGTTACTAATTCATTTTCCATTATCGTTTTGTTTTAATTTGAACCAATCCCCTGTTTTCATCAAAGTAAACCATTTCAAAATCCTCAATGGGTTCAAATGTATCCATCATAAATGCCTGACTAACTTCCGAACGTTTTGCAATTACTTGTTTTTTGCCACCATTCTTTGATTTTCTGACCTGATTAATAATAATTAATACAATGCATCCAATCAGCAAAATTCCTGCTTTTAAAATCATCTTTTTCATATGTCCGTTATTGGTTTGAGTCTTCATTAATTTCCCATGCACCGATTAAAAATATTGTTGATATTAATTGGATAATCTTTTCACCTGATTTCATAAAGAAATTGCCATCAACATAGCAAAACAAAATAAAGGTGACTATAAAGCAAATAATAAATTTTATAATCTTATTTGTCTTTTTCATATCTACATTATTGGTTTAAATTAATATAAAAAGTACCTGTGGCAATTAATGGTGAATTGACTAATAATACACCATTCAATAATTGTTCACCTTTTGTGTTCGTTTCCAATTTAAATAATTTGTCAAATTCAGGATGATTTTTTAACAAATGGAAATCATAAGAATTAACAGAAAGTCTATAAATTCTGCTTTTATACTCTCCTAACAAATTAAATATGCGTTTCATTTTTTCGAACAATTGCGTTTGATCGCTTTCCATATTTTATTTGATTATCTGATTTGCATCAATATCCAACATTTTGCATATTCTCAATGCCGTGATAAGATTTGGCACCATTTTGCCACCTATCCAATTGCACACCGATGAATGTGTGCTGTTGATCTCATCGGCTAATTCTTGCCGGCTCATATTCTTTTGCTCTAATGCTTTTAGCACCAATGTGCCAAATTCTGTTTCCTCTGCTTTCATAGGTTATTTATTTATATAGTTTAAAATATGCACTATTACATCAACTGTCCATCCATTTCCTAGCATTTTATAACGCTGTGAATCAGAAACGTGATTTGTGTAATTATCTGACACTGTTTGTAATCTTTCACATTCAATTGGTGTCAATTTCCTGATTTTATCATTGATTTGAATTGCATTTGTTTGCCCGGTGTCTAAACAATAAGTTTTTCCATCAGAACGTGACAATGGCCCTGTACCACCTTTCCCTGTTGTTGATGAACGTGGCATCAAATTATGAACTATTGGATTGTAAATGTGCGTGCTATTCGATGCACTAACACGTGTGCTTAATGTGATTGATTTGTCGTAATGTATTGCCTGATTATATGAATCAATTAAACAACTACCAAGCAAATCGTTATTTAATAAAGTTTCCTTAACTCTTACGTTTTTATTTGGATTGATATAAAATTTTTTATCTACTTCAAATTCTAATATGTTTTTCAATAAAATCCCTTTGTCTTTTGGCTGCTGTATTGTGGTTTCCAAATCACCAAACAATCCAGATGGGGCTAGACCAATATTTGTCCAATATAACCTTTGGCGATTTTGTGCTGATAATAATGCTGAATTTATCATTATTGGTTTAACTCCAATTGCTTTGCTCAGAACCTTTTCCCATTTTTCGCCCATCATTACATTTTCAAGCAAAAAATACTTTGGTTTTGTTTCATTCAATAAACGCATATATTCCCAAAACAAATACGATTGCCCCTCAAATTCAAATCCCTCTGATTTTAGTTCCAAATAATGCTCTAATGTCAAAATTTCTTGTTCATCCTTTGTTGCCATTCCTTTGCGTTTACCTGCAAATGAAAATGATTGACAAGGTGATCCACCAATAAGTATGTCAATTTTCGGCAATGAATATCCATCCACGTTCACAACTGATCCTAATTGTTTTGTATTTGGGAAATTTGCCATTGTCACCTGAATAGCATATTTGTCAATTTCAGATGCAAAATAATTTTCTACCTTAAATCCTGCACGTTGCAATGCTTGTTGTCCACAGGACATTCCATCGAATAATGATAATACATTCATAGTTTAAATAATTTCTCCGTTTTCATTTAATGTCATGTCCATATCAGCCAACTGATGGCAAAACAATTTGTATGCCTCCGCTTTGCATCCTGCTTTCCACAATTCAAAATCATTGTATTTGGGCCGTAATCGTTTTGAAATTTCAACACGATCTGATTCAGGGCATTTCCAAATTTCGTATTGTACTAAATAGTCATACAGGTGTGCCAATCCACCGGCTGTCCATTCAAATTTTTGCCCTGTTGTATCCGCCAATTTTATTCGTTTAACGTATGAATTAACATTTGCAATGGCCAATGCTTTCAATTCATCATCCGTTGGAACCGGTTTGACAATTTCGGGTTCCGGCTTTTTTACATTCTTTGTTTCCTGCCTTGCATATTCGATGTATGCGTTCATTATCCGGCCAAAGTATTCACACGAAAAATTCTCATAGCATTTGCAATCAGTATTCAATTTCCCTGCAACTGCCATTTCAAATGCAATTGCTATTTCCTCCGGTGTTTGGTTCCCATAATTAGATTTGATAAATGCTAACAAAACATATTTTTCCTCATCCGTTGGCATATTTGATCCACGCAATCCAACCATCAGCATTGCCATTCGCAATACCTGTTTTAAATCATTCTCAGATCGTGTCCTGATGTTTGGTGTGCTTTGGGCCTTAATGATCAAATTGGCTGTTCCTTTACCAATTTCTAAGGGCCTCCATTCTTGCGGCACTTGTGCCAAGTTTTTCACCGGTTGAATTTCCATTGTTGTTGCTGTTTACTGATTTTTCAAATATACCTGAATAATTATTGGCCATCGAATGATTGATGAATTCTTCTAATTGATCATCGGTAACGTGATCCCATTTTTTCAATAATGCAATTTTGCCTGATTCCGTGTATTTCTGCTTTTTTTCTGCCTTGTATTTAAACCATAAATCAAAAATCTCATCCCTCCGTGTTTTAGGCTTTTGGTTGCCAAAAAAATCCTGAAATTCTGTTTTTTCTTTTATTGGTTTATTATTAGATTCTTTCTTTGTATTTTCTTTCTTTATATATTCTGATGGTTTTACTATATAAGCATTTTCCTCACTAGGAAAATCTATATGTAGGTTCCCCTCATTAGGATTATCAGATGCAGGTTCATCAAACAATATATATTGAACTAATCTATGGCCATTTTCTGCCATATATCTTTCACGTTTTAAATACCGAAATTGTTCTAATTCTTTTAATGTAGACATGATTGATGGCAAACCCTCCTTTAATTGCTGTGCAATTCTTTCGGCACTAAAATCCCAACCATCCGGCTTTGATTGAATGTAAGCAAATAGTCCCTTTGCTTTTAATGAAATTTGCTTGCTGTTTACCAAATCATTTGGCACCGTTGCAAATCTGTTTTTGATTACTAATTTTCCCATAATATAAAAAGCCACCAAATAAATCCACCGGATCTCACTTCGGTTTCATTAGATGATGGCATTTTAAGTCCATTGGAACTATAATGTGAGATCGTTCCTACACCACAAACATACAAAAATTAAATCATAATCACACCCTTTAATGGCTTAAATTTAAACAGGTTTCCATATTGTGGGTGTTCTAATACAAATTTCCTTGCGTAATGTGGTGCCATGTTATTGTTCACCTTGAATGGATCATTGTTTGATCGGAATGAATATTCAAAACGCATTTGCTCAAATATGTACTTTGAACCAATTTGTCTGCGACCTTCTTTTGCCATCCTAATTGCAATCATTTTGTACAACTCATAGATGTGCTTGTTGCTTTGGTCGTATTGCTGAAAATTTACCATGATTATGTGATTTTGGGTGAATTAAATTCAATTTTGCGTAATTACATTGTAATTCCTTTGCGATATGCGACCAAACTTGATTGAACGTATATCCTAACTCATTTGTTTTTTCCATCTTTTACCATGTTTAAAATTGCCCCTAATATCGTGAAAAACATTTGGGCACAAGTCCAATAAAAAACCAAATTTATTTTGTCATCAATGCTCATTTCATATATGGATTTTCGGTTGTCATTTTGTCCCATAAATCATATTCGCTAAATATGTATGTTTCGGGATTATCTTCAATTGCTAAATATTTAACCTCAATTTTTCTTAAAAAATGTCTAACAATCCAATCTTCATTATCTCTATCTCTAACCCATACAACTTCGCCTAATTTTGGCAAATTTTCCGGTCTTTCTTGCGAAAATCCATCTAATTTGTATTCTGTAAATGATAAAGAAGGTTTTTCACAAAATAATTCTCTACCATCATTTGTAAAGCAAAAATCACCTTGTTTACCAAAATTTATAGTTAAAGGATAATCTTCCACCAAATCATATGATGTTTTTTTAATAGTACCCCAACCATAATGATAATGAAACACTTTATCTCCTTTTTTAAATATTGTATCCATCATTTCTTTACGTATCTAATTATTGACATTATAGGTATTCCAATCAATCTGCGTTCGGGATCGGGATGTTTGAAAAACAATGTCCGATTCCCATCTGTTGCGTGATCCAATGTGGATTTCAAAAATAAAACCTGATTCCCCAATCGGTACTCAAGTTCATACACGGCCCCAATTTCCACATCTCTGTGCTTTAAATTTGCCGTTGCAACGGAATAAATTGCCTTCAATTCTCCGTGCCTTGTGGTGTAACTATCAACGATTTTTCTCATGGCTAAAATGGTAACTCATCTGTTTCGATTGGATTAACTTCACGTTGGATGGGCTGTGCCGGTGCTGATTGTGCCGGTTGATCCAAGATTTTCAACAATTTAAAATTACCGATAATTGGCAAATTTAATCCTGCCTCACGTTCTTCCTTTGTCGTGTTCTGCTTTACGAATCCATTGTTTTGATATTGATCAGGTGTATCTGTCAAAACACCTGTGATGTCCAAATATCTCGCCCCTGTTTTTTGGCTGTGAAAAACTCTGTTTTCATCGATTTTTGAAAGGTCAATTTTAATGCTTACTAAACGTGCCATTTGTTATTTATTTAGATTGTTTATTTAATTACTTTTTTGATTGTGGTTGTGGATGTCTTTGATGGTGGGTAAAAATCCATCAATTCACCTGTTTCCTCATCCAATGTGGATGTCTTTGATTTCAATGCCTTGCAGAATGCCTCCACCTCTTTTTGTTTCTCTTTTAGGCGATCAATTTCAAATTGCAACTTGCACCATGATTCTGTTTCAGAATAGTCATATTTTACACCGCCCTCCATTTCCGAAAAGTCCACACCAAATGCTGATAATTTGCCATCCTTATGTTTGCGTAAATCAGCAAATAAATGCTCTTTAAGGTGTTTGTCCATTTCGGCTGATAATAACGTGAATTTTGCCAATTGTGCCGCCAATTTCACGGTATCTATTGCATCTGCGTTGGCCATAAATGATTCAGCCATTTGTGCAATCTCTTTTTTGCTTAAATCTAGGATTTGGCCATCAACGGCCATCAATTCGTTTTTCATAGGTTATTTTATTATTGGTTTGATAATTCTGCTTTTCTGTGGTTGAATAATTGTTGTATTTCTTTGTTGGCTTTTGCCTCATCGGTCAAATTGTTCCATTTGAATTTTAAATCATCCATTGTTTTTGATCCATTTACAAAATCAATTAATTCTTTAAACTCTTTGTCAAATTGCGATAATTCAGGCATTCCTGTTTTGGCCTGTGGCTTTGATTCCTGCGATTTGCCGTGATCATTTGTTGCATCTGAATCCTTTGTGTCATCGATGGCAAATAATCCGTTTAAAGCATATTTGCGTGCGTAACTAGATGCGGCCCCTGTAATCTGCGATCCATCCATTCCCTTTTTGGTTTCTTCTTCACGTGCAAACCCTGTTGCCTGATATTCAATTTCACCATTGTCTAATGTTGCTGTTGATTGTACGTAAATACGGCCACCAACTTCACCAACTGAATCTGTTAGTGTGATTGAAAATCCCATTGGATTCACAACTTTTTTGACTGCCTCCAAAATATCTTCGGCTGATCTGTAATGGTATTTACCAAATGAATTGAATTGCCCTTTTGGTGCCTTTAATTTTGCCTGTATTTCGGCTAATGGATTACTTGATTTTTCCTGATTCATCGTATAATTGTTTTGAAATTCTGTTGATTGATTCCCACATTAGTGGATAATTTAATTTTCTTGAAATGGCCATTTGCACATTGTGCGATTCCCATTTGTCTTTGCGTGGTGGCTGAATGCCTCTATTGTTTAAATCCTCAGCCACCAATCGGTGCAATTCACCTGCGTTAATTTTAACCCTCATATCTTTTCTCTAAATTCTTTTTATATTTCTGTTCCAACATATCCTGCATGGAATCAAATTCCTCCATGCCGATTTCTTTGCCACCATTATTGGTCAATTCGTTTTGGATAAATTTTCCAAGTTCATCCGTGCTGTCGAATGCTTTGGTCACGGTGTAATATCCTGCGTGATCTTTGAATGTGATTTTGTAAACCATTGCCGTAGTGATTAAATGTTTCCAATGATGTACATAATTTTCACACAGATTGCAACGGCTGTTAAAACGATAACTAAACCTGCAATGTCATTTTTGTCGATTGTTTTTAATAGATTCCACATATTGTTGTTGTTTAAAAGATTGCCGGGAATCCGCCCGGCTCGGGCTCTGTACGAATACTGTGAGACTTTTATCTTTAAATTGAAAATGCAAACGGAGGACATCCCTGCACTAATGATTCAACTGATATTAATTCTTTTTTTATTAATGAAGAAAAAGCACCTCTAATTGATTTTGTATTTACATTAATTTGGTCTGCAATATCCTCCGCACATACTCCCATTTCCCAACCATTTGATTCGTGATACTTAATTGATGATAAAACTGCTGCTTCTAATTGTGTTAAATTTTCCATTTTTTGTGTTGTTTAAATGTTTCGTTGTTGTTATCTGATGTAAAGGTACAACCATTTTTAACAATTGCAAACAATTTCAAACAAAAAATATCAAAAAAATATCAATTATTTATTTAACGGTAATAAAAAAGGGCAAATCCATCAGAAATGCCCTTTTTGCTCAACAACGTATGAATCAAAACCTTAATCTTTCAATGCAATATTACACAATTTTTCCATCTTTTATCGCCTTCAATTCAACTTTTGATTTGCCATTTTCGATTGTAACGATTGCAAACCCTTGTGTGTGCTGATTAAAAGGCATGTATTTTGGCGAAATAGTAGTCAAACACCCTGTTGAATGTGTGTGAATATATTGCCCAAAACCTGTTTTTTTGGTTGTGGTTGTTTGGCGATGCACGTGGCCCATTAATGTATTGCAGAACATTTTATTGAATAGCGATTGGCTCGGATTGACTCCGCCAACTCCAAATCCTTCATGGCCGTGAATGACTAATAAATCGCCCATGAACATACCTTGCCAATCAGGCACGTATTTAATGTCTAGTACATCTAATCTAAAAAATTTCTCAAATTGTAATTCGTGCAATTGGGCAAATTCCTCCGCTTGTTGATTAATATACCTTTGATGCCTGTTTTCATGGTTGCCTGCCTTGAAATATATTGGAATCGTTGGAAATATACCACGCAACGTTTGCAGGAAATTACGGCACATTTCTACTTCCTTTGGATAGTCCCTAAGATCGGGATCACGTTCGTGTCTGCTGATCGAATATTGGTCAAATGTGTCTCCATTCAGATACAGGCAATCAATGTTTCTTTCTTTTAATTCTTTAATGGCACACACCACGGCTTCAACTGAATGAAACGGCACGTGTATGTCGGACAATACACCAATGACCTTTAAATGATCCGGCAATCGGTCTGATGTGTATTCCTTCCCAATGGATGGTTCAATACCGAAATTCTCTAATTCAAAAAATGTCGTGGATTCAATCTGTGCCTTTGGTAGATTTTTCAATTGTGCCTCATTACGTTCACGGATCAAAATATTGTGCTTTCTCATTGTTTTACGCAACAATTCAGCGGTTTGGTATCCGTAGGTTTGGTAATAGGTTTCTGAAAAGGTTTTTAAGTTTAATGGCGATGAATAAAAATGATCTCTGATTTGATCGTGTTTTAGTCCCATGAATAGTTTTTTTTTCAAAATTAGTCAATTAACTAATTAGCAAAACCGACAAATAAAACAAAAATGGCCGTAGAATATTCCACGACCATTTTGCATTCACCCTAATCAACATCCGATGCACTCAAAGAATGCACGGATGTGCACTACCAAACCTATGAAAAACAAATTATTCCTGATATGATACCCTGTAATTGCTTGCCACATCCGTGTAATTATTCGGGATATGAAATTGGCAGGTGTATATATTTGATTTTAATTGAACACGGATTGAATCAACAATGGCCGAATCTGTTTCGGTTAATGTGTCAAATTTGATCCATAATTTGTGGGCCATTGACATCACACCAAAATCATCCATGTTGTACAAATCGCCTTCATACTGCATTGAATATTGCCTAAAATCGTTTAATCTTTGTTGTGTGACTATCTGCTCTAAAAACAACCCATTGGCATCCTGTGCACGTTTAAATGAATTATTATCCGTGAATGCACCCGAAAATACAACGGAATCAACATCGGCCTGAACCACATCTTTGTGCTCCATTACATCGGATGTCACAAATGTGCCTGATTGTTCCCTGATGAACCATGCCTCTTTGTACACGTTTTGTTCTTTGTCAATATTACGCACGGCACAATTGTCCAAATACACACCATTGTACGATCCTGTTGCATCAATGTATGGCAATGCAAATCCCAATTCAATTTGACCGGGTTCCGGTGCCTCTTTTGCCGTAAATTTAAACGATTCAAATGTTCCTGCTCCAACAACTTGTGTTGTATTCCACGCAATTGATCCCGGTGATGTTCCCCACGTTTTGTTTGTTTCACTCCAATATTGGTAAACTCCCGGTGCATATTCAATTCGCAAATACCATGGCAATCTGTTGTCGCTTCCCCCTTTGTCAATATTAACCGAAAACAAAACCTGATATTGATTACCTTTCACGGCATTCCCTGCCCCTGTGGTGAACAATTTTGTCTGATATACTCCCAATGCACTTGTGCCTGTGAATTTGATCGCCTTACGGCCTGCAAATGCGTTTGATTCAAATGTTCCAACTGCCCCGAATGTCGTATCCCAATTTTCGTACCCAAATTCAAACGATGCATTCAGATTCAAATCAACCTGTTGTTGTGAAATGTCCACAATTTCTTGATATTTTTTGACCGGTCTGCGTGGTGTTCTGAATAGGTTTTGGCCAATCGGTTGCATATTTGTCGGCACCACTTTCAACATATTTGTTGTCACGGATGTTTGGGCCACTCCTGATGAATTATAAATCCAATATTTGATGTCCTCTGATCCGCCATTCAAAAATCCTTGTTTGGCTGTTAATATACCGGAACCAACATATGTGCCTGCCTGAATGCCTGCAATGATTCGTTGATCACCATACGATGAATTGTTCACAATATACCAACGGCCAAACGATTGAAATAAACGGCAATTGAATCCCATAAGGATTGACCGCAATGTCATTTTTGCATCGTTGATGATATAATAATCGTGATAAAATCCAACCTTTTTGATTGTCACCTGATCAAACACGTTTTTCCATGCTGAATCGGTTGCGATTCTTAAATCATTGCTGATATAAATGTCGTAATCCAAAGATAAATTGGCCAATGCATTCCACATAAATTGCCATAATGTGGCATTATCTGTGCCAACCGCAGGCATCCACGTATCAAATCCATCCAATTGCCCCAAATTGTCTGTGGCTGTGATTGACAATGAATATGGTGTGGAAACCAATGCTTGTGAATAAAGATCGTTTACAACCCAACCTGACCAATATGTGGCCCAATTGCCGGCCGATGATTCGTAATAAATCACCACTTTGTATTCACGTTCATCGTACAAATAAAAATCATCATAGGTCACATCATCTGTCACCAATAAATTCAACGTGCACAACGATCCAATCAATGGCTCATATAAATCTTCTTCGGCCTTCCATTCGATTTCAACCGGCTCACCTGAACCAACCATTGGCAAAACGGCACCTGAATATCCGTTTTTGAAAATCTCAACTTTTCGTTTGTTGCCTTTAATATCAGCAAATTCCAAACGATATTTCACACCGTATGCCATATTTATCCTATTCTATTTCTTTGCTTTTCTGCTCTTTGTAATGCCACCACCAAATCCTGACCTCTCAACACAAATTCGCCTGTCATTGGGCCACCGCCTCCGCCATTTCCTTGATCTAACATACCTTGTAATTTATTTAATGGGGCAATTACCTCTGGATTTGATTTTGCACCCGGATATTCACCCATCAAACCCATTGTTGGGCCAGATACGATACCACCGGCAGCAAATTTAGGAATGGCCGCAAATGCTGATAATACACCACCAATTGCTGTTGCAATGAATGCTGGTTGTGTAAATACAGCCATTGGCCCGGTTGCCGCAGCAGATTGTGTTGCTGATGCAATAGATGATGCCATTGCAGATGCCTGATTCATTACGATTTGCTTTAAAATCATTGATCCTAGATCAACTAATGTACGCAACATTACTTGTGCAAATCCTTCCAATCCTGTTGATGCCAATCCCATTGAATCCACAATTGATTGACCTAATGCCCCAAATGCTTGACCTGCCATATCAGCAACCATTTGGCCGACTGCCATAATTTTTTCCATTTGTGCCGCAACATTTGCTGTTGCATTGGCCATATCTTCTTCTGCAAATTTAGATACAATTGCACTTGTTTCATCAAATTTGGCTGTCATTGCGGCCAAATCTTCCTCATCAAATCTGGCTTGCATTGCAGCTTTATCAGATTGGAATTTCTCATCAATTGCTGATGTATCTTGATGCAATTTTTGTCGCATTGCAACCTGATCATCATATGTGGATGCTAATCCTTCATATTCTTTTTGGCGATCAGTTAAATATTTAGATGCCATCGCATCAGATGCGGCCTGATCTTCTTTTGCAACCTGATCTTTTGCTGCTTGTAATCGTTTTGAATAATCCTGATAAAATTTAAAATCATCCTCATATGTTGCCAAATTCGGATCTTTTACCTTTCCTGTTTTCTTTGCTTTTTTACCTGTTAATGCAGCGGAAATTCTTTCTTGCTCTTTTTTTGCTGCGGCATCTGCAATTTTAGTGGCTTCAATATCTGTTTTTGCCTTCTTTTCTAAATTTGCTATTAAAGCATTATTTTGTGCCAACAATTTTTGTTGACCTTTGATCTGTGCCTCAATTGATTCTTTTGAAATACCTTGTGCCGTATTCATACCGGTAATTGTACCACCGGCCATCAATTTTTGCTTTTTAAGCAATTCTATTGATGCAAGTATTTCTTTGTTTTTCTCTCGAATAGCATTTGCATCCCTTTTTTCTTGTTCTGTTAACTTATTATTTGGATTCAATGCTTTGGCATAATCATATGCCGAACTTGCTGCAATACCAAGCAATGTTGCCAATGCTGCAATACCACCTGCTGATTTTAATGTCAAATTAAATTTGGTTGCCGCAGCACTCATCAAATTAAATCCTTCAATAACTTTTGGAACAATTGTACCCACTAAAAACAACAACGGCCCGGTTCCGGCAGCAATTAAACCCAATGTAACAACAAAACCTTTTGTGCTACTGCTTGCATCAGAAAATCCAGAAATCATCTCATTAGCTGCACGAACAATTGATGTGACTGCTGGCAACATTACCTGACCAATTTCAGCACTTAATTGCTTAACACCTTCACCAAACATACGCATTTGGTTGGCTGCATTTTCATTTGTTCTGGCAAAGTCACCTTGTGCATTCTTTGTCACCGACATCACATATTGGTAACGCAACATCACCTTTTCTGCTTGTGACATTGTTTCGTATTGCTTTGTGATCCCTTGTGCAAATGCATATGCTTTGACATTGGCTTCGGTCATTACAATACCCAAACGTTTCAACGATTCGGTTTCACCTGTAAATATTCCGTTCAATGCTGTTTGTGCAACATCAATTCGTATATTTTTAAAGGATGCCATATCACCAGCCAAACCAACTAATGATGTGGATAATTTTGCAGCTTCACCAACACCTAATCCCATTGATGTTGCCATATCACCAAAATTGGATGCCATATCCAATGCTGTGCCTGATGCAATACCATATGTTTTTAAAGATGTTTTGGCAAAATCTGTCACCGATGATGATGCACTTTTAAATGACACATCTACTTTATTCAATGATTCATTGAAATCAGATGCCATTTTAATAGATGCCGCACCGGCCGCTAATAATGGTGCCGTGACATATGTGGACAATGTTTTGCCCATTTGTGCCGCTTGTTTTGAAAATGCGACTAATGATTTCTGTGCATCCGATAATGCTAAATCAAGATCGGTTGAATCACCGGTTATTCGTACTTTTAGTTCCTCTGCCATAATGTAAAGTTAAAAAAAAAGCCAACCCATTATTTGGATTGACTTTTTTCAATTTGTTTCAAAAATGCCTCGAATTGTTCCGGTGTTGATTTCGGTTTGCCTTTCTCCAAATACACATCCTGTGGCAACGGGAATAATTTATCAGGTGAAATTATTTGTGATTTTTTGGTGGCATTCGAATTTACAATCATCGTGGAAATAAATCGTGTCATTTCCCAATTCAAGTTTACATTTACACTCCAACTCTCCCCCAACAACGCATTTTCTTTCCAAGTATTACGCCAAAACTGATCCGGTGGAATACCTGCCTGACCGATATAAAAATCAAGCATTCGATCCCACGTTAGGGGTTGATCTGCTTTGGGTTTTTTGTCGATTTTTCAACATTTCTACGTACACCGGCATTTAGGTCATTGCCCAAAATTCTTGATTCCATTAAGGTGTTCACCAACAATGTCAATGAATCCGGTGTCATATCCTCCATCCACGATCCTACCTGAAAAACATTGTAATCAATAGGATTTCCGTTTTCTTGATCATATGCCAAAATCCCTGCATATACTAATGCACGCATTGTGTTCAATGAAATACCCGATGAAAATACTTTGTCAATTTCTGAAATTTTGTGACCGCTTGCATCCTCAAATGCAACCCAAAAATTCATGCTGAAATGTAGTGTGCGATCCTTACCGCCAATGTTTAATTGACAATAACCACGTTTGCGATTTTCCATTGTGTTTGATTAGGTGTTTAAACTTTAAAACCCGGCACCATTTTGCTGATGCCGGGATTATATTTTAGCAATCAACAAATTATACGTTTGTTGACTTAACGATTGCTCCTGTCAATGTGATTGAACCTGAGAATGTAACCGCTGCCTCCATTTCCGCTGATTGCTCGATTGATGCGATGTAACCCTCAGCCGTGTAAACCGTGTCACCTGATGCAGCCGTACCGAATACACACGTGATGATTGTACGATTCAAAACGAAATCAACTAATTCCTCAGCATTTGCAGCCGATGCGTAGTTTACTAAACCATCAAATGAAATTTCACCTGAACGTAAACCGCTGATTCCCTCAGACCAACCGCCTGAATCCTTTGTTGTTGCATCTGCAATGTCTTGTGAAATTGACAATGTGCATGATGTTGTGTGTGCAATGGCCGTCCCTTCAACTTTGATCAATAGGTTCGTGCCGTTAAATACTCCCGATGTTGCCATATTTTTGTTTAATTTTTATGCTCTTATTTTATGCAAATATATTCAAAATCAATTATACATTTTGCCATTGAATATTTAAGTTTTCCCAATTGGTAAACACCTGATTCCATATCAATCGTGCATCGGTATAAATACGGCCCGAAATCTTAAAATCAACCGAATACGTTGAAACGTTTTCCATCTGTGAAACCTGCTCAACGTTTTGGATATACCCTAAACCATAATAAAACATCCCGGCTGTTTGGAATACCCATTGAACCTGTGCACGTGTAATTATTCTTTCAACAAATTGATTGTAATTAACTGAATCAGAATAATCAATCAAACCATCAGCCGTGAATGATGCCGATCGTTTACCGGCCAACACCTCTTTCCAACCTTGCGAATCTTTATTGGTAAATTCGGCCATATCCATTTGCAAAGACATCGTGGCTGATTTGGAATGTCCTAATGCCACATCGCCTTCATACAAAACAACATTGGTGCCGTTTACTAATGCCATTAAACCGCAGGTGATTCATTTTCCGTCAATAAGGGTTCCGGTGTTGGTTCCGGTGGTACCGGTGGGATATATTCGCCTGTGATGGTCAAATTTAATTGCTGTGCAACCCAATCCCACGCATATGAATCAACTTCCCATTGTGCATATGCCTCGCCAACCATTGTTAAATTGCCCGATGCAACAAATTGTCCAATTGATCCATCATCATTTTTAGATGACAAACCATATGCAAATGTTGCTGAACTTCCCAAAGTTACATTGACCGCATATGCATTCAAAATTTCGGCCTCTTTTACCTGACCATTGTCCCAAATTGAAACAGGTTCGATTGTTTTCATATTATAATTCTATTTCTTCTTCAATATTAATAAACTCAACACCCACAACCCAATCTTTCAAAAATCCAAATTCTTCTAATCCATCCGGATTAATTACCTGAATTATTTCAAAATCAACCTCAGTCAAATTCAATTCCTTTGATTTCTCAGTCAATTTTTTCAACCCTTCTTTTGTGTACGAATAGCCTCCATTTTCTTTCAAAATTAGATTGCCATCTTTATCAACTGATGCATTGTCCAATCGTAATTCCTCAGCCTGCTCCTCGTATTTATCCAAATATGGCTTTAATTTTTCGTTGATTTTAGCCAATTTCTTTTGTGATTTAGTCTTTTGATCACCTGCAAAATGGCTCAATACTCGTGACATTACAATAATTTCTGCGTACTTCTTTTTCATTTTATGTTGATTTGGTTGTTTAATATGCAAATATAATGGTTTAATTCTGTGTTTTGATTGCATCCAATTCTGCTTTCAATTCCTTAATTGATGCAACCAATAATGGAATGATTTCTGTATAACTCAATCCTAAAATACCATTGTTTGAATTTACCGCCTCCGGCAATACTTTTTGAACATCCTGTGCAATTAAAAATGCCCTACTTGTTCCAATTGTATCTGTTTTATATCTGCCGGTAACTGATCGCAATAATGAAACCTTATTCAATGCATTTTCAATTGGAATTAAATCTGTTTTTGTTCTTTCATCTGATGTAGAAAGCCACGCAGTTCCACTACTAGGCAAATATACTCCATTTGCATATGCTGTCACCAAAATTGATGCTCCATTAACTGTATTTTGCAATGTCATTGTATTTGAATCGTGTAACAAATAACCCTTTGATGATCCACCAACCTGTAATGCCAAAATTGATGAACTTGAACCGTTAATTGTTACATTACCTCTATTTGTTGCTGTAAATGATCCGTATGTAGTTCCAATTAACAAATTACCTTCGGTGCTTATTCTTACACGTTCACGTGTATATGTTAAATCAGCCGTGTTTCTTTCGTGGGTATAAAAACGCAAATCAGTTCCCCATCCTGCTGTATTATCATCACGTTGCCCTGAAATACCTGAAAGGTGATTTGATCCTGTTCTAAACCATACACCAATTGATTCGTCACCGTTATTTGTATTTTCAACAAATATACCTTTCATATTTGTACCGGCAATTGCATTTCCATTTGTAATTACGACACCTGTGTCAAATAAATTAAATCTCGCATAAGAAGCCGGAGTGTTAGCGTCACCAAGTGCTAAATTTCCTGCTCCATTCAGCGTCATTCTAGTTCCAACATTGTTTGTTTGGAATAAAATGGAATTAATCGTATTGTTTAGATAAATAGCATTTTGTCGATCTCCTGTTGCAGTAATTCCAATCCCTGTGCTACCGCCCATTATGTACATATAACCATTTGGCGAATAACTTAAAATTGTGTTATTGGTTGTCGGAATTGTTGATAATGTAGCTAATCTGATATATCCTTCCGGAGTAATTCGGAATGATTCTGCACTATAATTATTTCTTTCAAATATAATTGGTGTAGATCCAATTGATGAAAATGCTAATCCGCCTCCATCAACTGCAATATCGCCCCCATTATTATCATCAGGACTTACTCTAATTCTACCATTTACCTGCAATCTTTGACTTGCTGATGTCATCCCTATTGCAACGTTACCATTTGATGTCATAAACATTGCACTAACAGGAGAATTTGCATTAAATGCTCTGAAATTTAATGTTCCTTGATATGAAATTTCAGAAGCCCCTGAACTTGGTGCATAATAAGACTGCGTTCCTCCATTAGATAAAAACTTTTGACCATCTGCCACACCAAATTGCGTTGCCGTAACATTACTTGAAAATGTAGCCGCTCCTGATGTGGCAATAGTTAAATTTGCACTTCCATTTTGTCCAATATAAATTGGTTGCGAATATGATGTAATTAATAATGGCCTTGAACTACTTTCAATTCTATTATTTGCTGAATCCCAATATCCAATTGTCATTCCGGGCAATCCTAAACGATAATCAGATGTTAATTGTCCACTAAATCTACCTGTACCACTTACATCTAATTTATAGCCTCCATTTGTTGTTTGGTTAATACCAATGTTTCCATCACTAAAAATCTTTAATGCACCGCCACCAACACCCGGTCTGTCAAATTCAACAACTCCCGGTGCAACTGAAAAAACGGTATTTGCTCCGTGATCCGATGGGCCACCAACTCTAACCAATCCTGAACCAAAATATGTATTGCTCCCTGTTATTCCTTGATTTGCCGTAATTAATGCAAATGTAGATGATGGCGATGTTTTAATACCAACGTTCCCACCTGTTTCAAATGTACCCTGTGTCCATAAATTGCCATCAATAGTTAATGATAATCTTGTAACAGGTGAACCTGCTGCGTAATATTGGAAAAATAATGTGCTATTGTATTCCCAAATTGCATTGTTATATCCGGATGTAGTTTTATAATAAATTTTGTGCGTAACATCTCCAATGCCCCTTAAATGCAAACCTTTATTATCTCCCGTTCCCAATTTGCCAACCACATCAAAATCATATTTATATGAACCAACTCCTGCACTTGAAATATTTAAAACCTCAGTTGCAGGTGCTGTTCCTGCTGATGCAGAAACTAAAATTGCAAAATCTCCCGGTGTTGTTGCCTCTGTATAAATACCCCAATTCCTGCGACCTGTTCCTGATAATTCTGTATATATATCAACTCCACCACCCATTGCTGTACCACCATTTGCACGGATTTGGCCTTTTGTTCCTGCATAAACCTCCAAACGTGCATCAGCACTATTTTTGCCAACTGCTAATCTACCGGCTGAATTATCCCAATATAATCCCGATGAACTTGTGATTGAATTTGTGCCATCAAAAAATGCAACTCTTGTTGCCGTTCCTGATCCTGTTATGTATCCACTTAAATTTGGCCCCGTTGAAACAGATCCATCTGCCATCAAATATTGACTTGATGTTCCACCATCTTTTATAATTGTGCCATAAACACGCAATCCGGCTGATGTCATTCGTGCAACTTCGCCCAAGACTCCGGCATCTGCTTTTGCAAAAAATCTTAATTCTGCACCATAATTTGTTGCTGTTGATGCCAATAAATATGCCTGAATTGCTGATCCAATTCTACGTGATGAATCGTTTGTACCAATCACAAATGATAAACCACCCAACAATGCATTGTTTGTTATTGAATTGCTGACTGATTCAAATCCAAATGATGCTGTTCCAAATCCTGCACCTGTAAATGTCCGGCCATATCCGCCATAATTTAAAACGTTTGTTCCGTATCCAATACTTGTTCCATCATCGTACAATAAAGATGAACCAATAACCGATGATGATGTCCATTTTGGAATGTATCCGGTTGATCCTGATCCTGAAACAAAATTTGATAATTGTGAAACCAATGCTAATGTTCCATCAGCACTAGGCAATGTTAATTGCGGATTTGTTGATCCATAAATAAATGACACCAATTTGGATGTACTTGCTGATGTTCCAACAGAAATATTGAATGAACTATCTGATGTCCAAATTGTAGTCCAACCACCATATGGAACGGAACCGCTACCTGTATTTTTAATTAAAAACGAATTATTGAATGTTTGCTGTGTTGTGAATGTTTTTCTGCCATTTACCGTTTCATCACCTGTATTATGAACAACCGAAGCATCATTTGCAGGTGTATATCCTAGCACATCCGCAATGGTTCTATTTCTCCACAATTGAACACCTGAAATCGTTTGCAAAAATAAGCCTTGACCATCTGTTTTTGGTATGCTGATTAATACATCGGATGATTCATCCAATTCCTGTGTGTTCTGAATCTTAACAAATACTGATCCATTGCCACCTGCTTTTTTGATAACGTATCCAATCAATACCAAATGATTTGGCGAAATTGGTTTTGTCGTTGTGAACTGCCCGGCTGTCGCACTCAACCACAATTGATCACCTTCATTGAATGCCAATGTATTCAATCCGTGAACAATTCCGCTTGTTGTGACAAATCCATCTGATCCGTGCGGAATGCTTTCTGTAACCATTCCCAATGTTGCCGCAGATAATGATTCCATTGATGCCGATGCCAATGCAACTGATGGCAATTCACCGGTTGATCCGGTCACATAAACCAAATTCCCATCGGTTAATGTTGCACCTGTATTATTATGCACCAACACACGTTCTTCCTGTCCAATCTGCAATGTGGTGTCACCATCGCCATCCAATAATGAAACCGTTCTATTGGCTGAATCCCAATACATTGTTCCAATACCTGTTGGTGTTCCTGTTGGTGTCGTATCAAATTGAACATATCCTGCGTTCAATCCATATTCGCCTAAATTTACATTTGCCGTTGCACCTGTATATGGCACATACCCGGATAATGTTGGGAATGTAGCCAATGAACCATCACCACGAATGTATTGTGAAATCGTACCTGTTGGATCATCAAATTTGGCATTTAAGGCATTTTGCAAATCTGTTTGATTTGATAATGTTCCTGAAATGTTTCCCCACACAGCTGCCGTTCCTTCAATAGTCCAGGATCTGTTTGCACTCAAATCATATGTCGTTCCATTGATTGTCAATGTGCGTGCATTGGTTACCGGTGTGTATCCTAATGCCGCAATGATTTGTGAACTTGTAATGCCGGTCAAATAGGTATTTGAATCCAATGATCCGTCCGCCTTTAAAAACTGCGTGGCTAAACCATTAGTGACCTTGTATTTGTTTGCTCTTAAAAAACCCTGTGAATCGATGAAAACATTTGAACCACCGCCAAAACCATCTGTGATTTGCTTTTCGCTTGCTGTTAGGATGTCATTGTCAATGGTTTTCAACAATGCTTTGTATGTTTCCGCTACTAATTGACCGGTTAATGATGCCATTTTCTACCTGCTTATTTTAATGCAAGTTAAAAAATAATCAGCCTTGTTTTATAGAACACGTAACCGATAATGATGACTGATTCAAAAAAGATGGTGATTATGGCCCACGATGGCACCACATTTTTGATTACTTCTTTGTTCGAAATCTGAACATTGTCCGATTTTGATGATTGGTATTTTGATTTGTAAACAGATTCGATTGAATCAATATCAATTTTGGCCTCAATTCTGCCACGTGTTGAACGCAATGTGATGGTGCCTTGTGGTATTACAAATTTCGAATAAAAGGCCGTTAAAATGCCCGCAGAATCGCACGGATTTTCGATTATAATTGAATCACGGATTGCCTTTGTTTTATAGATAACATTTGATGTGTGGATGGTATCATATTTAACAATCGTGCTTTCTTTGATGATGGTTTTTGTTGGTTTGCAACTTGCAAACAGGATAATTGCGATGATTAGGAATTTTTTCATTTTTATATTATTTAACATATAATGTTGGTTACATTTTACATTATACCCACATTTTGTCAATAATGATGGATATATCCTACAAAATCACGTACCCCTGTGGATCGGTTTTCTTTGCGTTTTTCAATGCTAACACATCCGAAATCTTTTTACCAAATGTTTTTTCAAAATGTGGTGCATCAGGGAATTTTTTCCAATCGCCACCCCATGCCCATCCGTACTTTTTAAATATGGCCACAACCTCCATCCAATCCGCTTTGCCATCACCATCGAAATCCTTTTTGACATCCCATGATGCCGATGCACCATCAATCAAAACAATGTCTAATGCAAGGCCGTAATTATGAAATGAATACCCACCTTTTGCGTTGGTAACTTTGGCACCCGGTTTTGTTCTGCCAATCGCATACAAATCATCCTGTTCTTTAAATGTCCGCAATGTGTATGCAAACCGACAAAATGCCTTCCCCCTTAATGCTCCACAAATTTCATCATAAATGGTTGCAACCTCAGCACGCAATTTAGGGTGCATCAATTGAATCCGTTCCAATGTCTTTTGGTCTTTCATTATTCCTGATCGGCTTTCTTTTTTACAGGTTTGCCGTGTTTTAAATTATGGTTTTCCTCTCTTAGATTCTCAATTTCAACCGTTAATTCATCCACTTTTTTGCTCAATTGGTCAACCTTCGCCTCCAACTTTTCATTCATTGCCGTTACCATGTCAATCACACGTTGGGAATTTTCTAATTGTATTGTACTGATGTCCGCATTTTCTTTTCGCTTTCCTAATATCCACGAAATTAATGCTGTGATTGTTGATGATGCTAGGCCGATAATGGCATCCCTTGTTTCCATTTATGCTGTTTGTTGGATTTTATTACTTATTTCAACTATGCCACGAAAATACGTGTGATCACGTTCATCATCCACAATATACGTTGATGACTCCTTTACGCAGGTAAATACATTGAATCCATCCGCAGATAAATCAAAGTAACCATTTGAACGTGTTCTGATTAATTCTAAAATTCTATTGATTGCCTGATTGGCTGTTAATTCACCACCCGAATCCGATGCAAAACGTGTCACCACTTCGATTCTTGTGATTGTTTCTGTGATATACGATGTCTGATTGAAATCTGTTTCATCTGATGAAACGGAATACACTAAAATGTACGGAAACGATGCTGTTGATGGAACCCGGTTATAAACACCAAATGTCACACCGCCAATCACAACGTTGTTTGTCAAACGTGTGATAATCGCCTTGCGGATAAATTGAATCGGTTCTAACATTATTTAGTCAATTGTTTTAATTTTTGGTACAATCGTACATTTAGTAAACGTAATTCTGTGCGAATAGCAGGGAAAAAGAATGGACGGGCATACATTGCCTGTTTCTTGATTCCTTTGCCCTTAAATTGTGCCGCATAACTCGCAGGGAATCCGGCCTCTTGCAAAAACTTTAATGTGACACCACGACCTGTCCCAAATTCAACATATGGGGCATATGGTGCACGTGAAAAAACAACAACAGAATTTTCATTTTGCCTCTCGAATCCGGTTTGATTTCTCAAATTACCTGTATCGTGTGGGGCCGTAGATTTCATTCTACCAACCATCTGCAATGCTGTTGTGGTCAATTCGTTTGATAATTCCTGTTTAGAGAATTTTGCCAACTGATCCATCCGCTTTCGCAGATCATCCATTTGTTTCGAATCAACCTTAATTTTAATCATTACCCCTCAATTTTGGTGGCTGTCATTTTCACCCAAAAATTCTCAAACGTTTGAAATCCTGAATTGATGCGATACAATGCCGAAAATCCCTCAACTTGCAACACATCCTCATTGGCAATCAAATCGGCCGTTTCCTTTCTGATTGTGATCTCAATTTCGGTTGATTTTAATCTGATGCCCATACGTTCATCAATATCCCCCTTTGTTTCTTGCACACGGCACCATACGGTGTCAATTGTCACATATCCGCCCGGTGTAGTCCCACCATATCCATCATCGGATTTGGCCATCCTTTTAATCAGGATGCGTTGTTTTAAAATTGATGCCGTGTTGTTTGTTGCCATTAGATAAATACCGCTTTTATGCCATCCAATAATTTAGCCGATGCACTCGGAACCTCATTCACGGTCATCCCGGTCACGAAATCCGTGCGATTGTCGTAATAGGTCGAGACCATCATCAACAATGCCTGTTTCAATAAACCATCACTCATTCCCTCTGTTGTGAAATCAATTTTGATGTTTACCGCAGCCGGATCAATCTCCACCATCGGATCACCTAACCCAAAAACAGAAAATGAAACCGCAACATCTTTCACCGTAACTGCATCAACGGATGCCACCGGCCCAAATGGAACATCAATAAAACCTGATGTCGAAAAAT